CGTTGTAGACTTAGAAGTACCTCTACTAGTAGCATAGGTAGTAGTCCAAGTAGTCGTTGTAGACTTAGAAGTACTCTTACTTGTATTCCATGTTGTAGTATAGTTAGTCGTTGTAGACTTAGAAGTACCTCTACTAGTAGCATAGGTAGTAGTCCAAGTAGTCGTTGTAGCCCTAGAAGTACTTCTACTTGTATTCCAAGTAGTCGTTGTAGCCCTGCTAGTATTCCAAGTCGTTGTCGTGGCCCTACTAGTATTCCAAGTCGTTATTGTAGACTTACTAGTACTATATGTTGTAGTCCACGAAGTTGTTGTAGCTCTACTAGTATTATATGTAGTAGTAGTAGACTTAGTAGTTATAGTATTAAAGCTTGTAGTTGTAGACCTACTAGTATTCCAAGTCGTTGTTGTAGACTTACTAGTACTATATGTTGTAGTCCAGGAAGTTGTTGTAGCTCTATTAGTATTATATGTAGTAGTCGTACTCTTTGAAGTAGCCCACGTAGTTGTAGTAGACTGACTAGTACTTCTACTAGTATTAAATGTAGTTGTTGTAGCTCTACTAGTATTCCATGTAGTTGTGGTTGACTTACTAGTACTAAAAGTAGTTGTGGTTGACTTACTAGTAGACCAAGTGGTAGTATATGTAGTTACAGTAGACTTACTAGTATTGAATGTAGTCGTTGTAGCTCTATTAGTATTATATGTAGTAGTCGTACTCTTTGAAGTAGCCCACGTAGTTGTAGTAGACTGACTAGTACTTCTACTCGTATTAAATGTAGTTGTTGTAGCTCTACTAGTATTCCACGTAGTTGTAGTAGACTTACTAGTACTAAAAGTAGTTGTAGTAGACTTACTAGTAGACCAAGTGGTAGTATATGTAGTTACAGTAGACTTACTGGTATTAAATGTAGTCGTTGTAGCCCTACTGGTATTATATGTAGTAGTCGTACTCTTTGAGGTAGCCCACGTAGTTGTAGTAGACTTACTAGTACTTCTACTAGTATTAAATGTAGTTGTGGTAGCCCTACTGGTATTATATGTAGTAGTCGTACTCTTTGAAGTAGCCCACGTAGTTGTAGTAGACTGACTAGTACTTCTACTAGTATTAAATGTAGTTGTTGTAGCCCTACTAGTATTATATGTAGTTGTTGTAGCCTTACTAGTAGCCCAAGTCGTTGTAGTAGACTTACTAGTACTTCTACTAGTATTAAATGTAGTAGTTGTAGCCTTACTTGTATTCCAAGTAGTTGTTGTATTTTTAGAGGTATTCCAAGACGTAGTAGTACTTTTACTAGTAGAACGACTAGTATTAGTACTTCTATTAGTGGATACTGACGTATTCCAACTTAAAATTCCCGCTAAAAATCCAAACATTATGCAAAGTTACCAATATAATTAACCAATACCTCGGTTTCCGACAGTATAATATAGTTTAAAGTTGACACACTATTAGGGGCTGTATACTGTACAATACTTGCGCCACCTAATGGTGTTTTGAAATATGTAGCTAGAGAAAAGTTTCTCCCACCTGAAGAGTCTTGCTGTAGTACAATAGTACCGCTAGAGCCTATGGCTTCGTCCAAATTATCCATACTAATAGTAGTGGACGGTTTTGTTAAATCTAAAATAAAGTTCAGATCCTCGTCCACATCCAGCTCCATAGAGTTACCTACGTATACTTTATCCTTATTTCTCTTAGCCTTTTTTCTTGACTTCTTTTTTGCTTTCCTTTTCTTTTCGTACCCTTCAGACTCTTCGTCCTCGTCGTAGTCTCCAGTTGTATTGTTATACTTATACCCTAGATTTTCTAATTTGACGTCTCCCGTACTGTCTAGTAGGTCTGCCATTCTTCTTGCTCTGCTACTCATCTCTTGCTCCTTTTAAAGAGTCAACCTCTTCTTTTAGTTCTTTAATAGCTTCGATTAATAAAGGTACCATCTTAGCATAGTCTACTGTTAAGTAATCCTCTCCTGATTTAGATAAACCCTTTTCACCTCTATCAAAAGGAGCTATAGATACTGCTGCTGGTAACACCTTTTGCACGTCTTGAGCTGATACACCTACCTGTATGCTAGTACTGTCATACCCAAAAGAGTTTGCTAGTTTATTCTCTATATAGTTAAATCCGTTCAGTTTTAGTACCTTATCCAAGGGAGAGCTTATATTTCCTAGATTGGTCTTTAATCTTTCATCTGAGTAGTACGCAGTTATAGTACCAGTAGCAGTGATATTACCAGTAACACTGATACCTGTTGAGGTTGTGGCTAGTCTTTTAACACCATTATGTGCTAAATCTACAGCACCATCTTTAAATGCTGTAATAGAGGCTTCATATGCGGGACTAGAACCATATGCTCTAACTCTTAAAGTATCTACAAAGTCTACATAGTTATTACCAGAGGCAGTTAAGTTTAACTCACCCCCGATATTAGTATTACCTGTTGATGTAATAGTACTGGCCCTAACCGTACCTGCTACGTCTAATTTAGTAGTAGGACTACTCGTACCAATACCCACGTTGCCAGATGAGTCGATATGCATACGTTCAGAGGCATTGGTGTAAAGACCCATAGAGTTCGTATTATTACTATATGCGATTCTCCCTACATTGTCATCGTCAGTATCCCCAAAGTTTAAGTAACAAATATCAGTTGTACTTGACGCAAGTATAGAAAGGTGAGGCGTACTACCCTTAACAACTAGATTTCGTGCAGGACTACTCGTCCCAATACCCACGTTGCCAGTTGTTTCCGCAATATGTAATCTAGTATCATCACCAGCATCGCCACCTATAGTTTCAATAATAGAGAAGCCAGAACCATGGTTAACTAAGAAGTCAAAGGCTAAATTAGAACTGTCTGAATCTTCTATTCTCATCTTAGCATTTACGCCAGATGACTTAATATGTAATGGGGCAGATGGTACATTTGATGCAGCTGAATCACCGACCATAGTATTGCCAAGTCTAGCAGTGCCGTATACATGTAATTTATTATAAGGATTAGTCGTCCCGATACCTAAATTGCCAGCCGTGCTTAAAGTCATTTTTGTAGAAGTACCAATAGCGAATCTTACTTGATCACTTGTGTAACTACCTAAATAAACATTATTATCTCCAGCTACACCTATATATCCAGTTGTAGCGGCATTTCCTATTTTTAAATAAGCAGCCGTTCCTGAAGCACCTGAATCTACATCAAGAATAGACGAAGGCGATGTGGTCCCAATACCAACATTGCCATTTTGGTCAATTATAAACTCAGCATTTGCCTTATCAGCAGTAGCATCATCGTGAGCAGTTGTGTACTTACTACATATAGCAAACGCGTTACCGTTAGCGGAATAAGGCATACCATAGAACCACTCATAATCTGAAGCTGTATTATGTACAAATACTCCTGCACCTCTAGAATTACTCTGGCTGGCTATCATAGTAATTCTAGAATTAGTATATCCAGTACTATAATCTGACCCCATAGCAATAGTATTTGGTATGAGCTCTAAATAATCAGAATCATGATTATGATTACCTGCTGCTGCATCGGTAGATGATGCACCTATTGCTAAAAGCGAAGTGTCACCTGCTAACGCAGTAGTACTAGTAGTTCCTATCGCTAAGGTAGAGTAAGAAGTGTCACCTGCTAACGCAGTAGTACTAGTAGTTCCTATCGCTAATGGTGTTAAGTTACCAGATGTCCAAAGCTTGTCTGTGGTTTCCCAACTTGTTCCACTACCAGTTCTGAACCATAAGTTTTGGTCTCCAGTGCCAGTTGTTGAATCCGCTCTAAGTTGCCATACTCTATAATTATCTGACCAACCTTTCATAGTGATTGCAGATTCCCATGACCCAGGTCCACCTACTAAGTCATCGCTAAACTCAAAAGTTGCCTGCTGGCCTGGGTAGTCATTTGGAGTTTTATCTCCGTCAGCTCTAGCATCTCGTATTTTTACTGAGTCATGCGTGTGCCCACTTTCAGCATACTTACCATCTAAGTCAACAGTTAAGTCACCTAAAGAACCTGAACGACCTACAGTTAGTACCCCCGTAGAGGTACTAAAGGCTAAGGAATCCACATAATTATTAGTATCTGCTGCTACAGAAGCCCAGGTAGCGGTAGTACCATCAGTTGTAAGGTACTTACCAGTATTCCCGGATTGGGAAGGTAGCCCGCCAGCTGATATGGAGTAAGAGGAAATATAGACCGTATCTCCTACTGCTGCGCCGGTGTCCAATGTTACAAGAGTACCAGAAGATGCCGTGTAATCTGTAGCATCTAATCGAATACCATTTAGGAATACATCTAAGCTACCTACAGTATAGTCTGCTGAAAAAGCTGTTTGACCTGCGGTAGCTATATGCTCCGTAGTTTCCCATACTGCAGCAGTTGATCCACTGTTTTCCCATTTTGATGAGCCAGCATTATACGTCAAGACTTCTCCAGTAGCTGGGGAAGAAATGGTAGTATTGTCTAGTGAGTCTATAGTTCGAGTTGTTAGCTCTAGAATATTGCTAGAGGTATCCCTAACAAATAGTTTTTTATCGGCTAAGTTAATAGCGATTTCGCCCGCTTCTAGATTAGAAGTAGTTGGGACACCTGCTGCACCAGACGTGGTGGTACGTTTAGGTTTAATTTTATGGTCTGACATAGTTCCGCCTTATAAAATTGCTATGTAAGCAAAGACTAGGGCTCTATATAGAGCCCTGTGGTTTGATTTAGAATGTTCCGCCATCAATTGTGTTTGTCCAAACAGGAGCTGAAGCTCCAGAGTTCATCTGTAACATCTGACCAGCAGTACCTTTAGCAAGCTTAGAGATCGCTGTAGAACCAGAAGCGTACATGATATCACCAGCTGCAAAGCTAGAAAGACCTGTGCCACCGTAGCCTACACCAATTGTACTACCTTGCCATACACCAGTACCAATTGTACCAACAGTAGTCAAGCTAGAAGTTGTAACTCCAGAACCTAATGTAGTTGCTGATAGTACCGAAGCATTATTAATTCTGAATACTTTATCTGAAGGAACGTTTGTATCCTCACTTAGGGTCCAGTTATCGTTTGCACTATCCCAAATAATTGACTTATCTGACGTACCTTTAAGAGTAATACCACCACCGTTTGCAGTTGCATCTGAAGGAGTAGCCGTTGAGCCTAATTCAATATTTTTATCGTCTACAGTTACTGTAGCAGAGTTAATAGAAGTAAGAGTACCATCTACTTGTAGATCACCTGATACTGTTAAGTCGCCTCCAACTGAAGCGTCAGCAGTTACTGATAAACCTGTACCTGTAGCTTTACTACAAGTTAGTGTATCAGAGATATCTGCTACATCATTAATGTCTACAGCACCTTCAACACCTAAAGTTCCCGCGATAGCTGTATTGCCAGTTAAAGCAGTAACGTTAAATTTGTTCGTATTAACAGCTACATTACCCGCAATACCTACTGTACCACCTAAAGTAGTATTACCAGTGATATTACCAGTCAAGTCCGCAGTTATAGTGTTAGCGCTAAAGTTGCCTGAAGCATCTCTAGCTACAATAGTACCTGCAGTATTGGCGTTAGTAGCATCTGATGTTACTGTAAATGTTCCACTTTCAGCATTTACTGAACCAGAAAGTCCAGTACCTGAAGTAGCACCTTGTTTAACGTAACTACCAGTAGTGTCTGTGCCTAAGGCTACAGAATTGGCTTGAATAGTTGCAACACCTGCTGAAGTGATAAGAACGTCACCAGACATAGTAATTGTCTGCCAGTTAGATCCGTCAGCAATTAATAAATTGCCAGCTGTAGCTGTATCAGACCCGACATTGTCCATTTCCGCAAGGCTGTTAGCACCTAAGTATTTAGCTGCGATCTTCTTAAATGAAGTAGCATCATTATCATATATTAGTACATAGTCATTATCCCCGTCAGGGTTTGCAGTTAATGCAACCTGTCCTGTGATAACATCTGTATGTACCATTGCCTTCTGTACTGCTTCATTTTGAATAGTAGCAGTAAGCGTAGCGCTAGTAAGATTAGTTAAAGTTGCTGAACCTCCTAAGTCACCACCTAGAGTAATTACAGGGTCAGCGGTTAATGCAAGTGCTAGTACTCCTGCTCCTGCTGCTCCATCTGTATAAGTAGTACTAATACCTGTGTGTGATCCACCGGTAAGAATAGCTGCTGCTACGTCTTGGATGCCTTCCTGTCCACCAATTACGGTGACATCAGCTCCAGCATTTGTTCCGATGAATAAATTCTTCGAGACTTCTGAGTACGCCAATTCTCCTTCAGCAAGACTGGTAGGAGTGGCGGTGGTTGTACTGCGTTTAATTTTTAGTAAATTAGCCATTTAAAAGTAACCTCCATTTAAAGTTACATCAGGATACTCGGAAGTATCTGAACTTTCCGATAGTTGAGCATCTAGGATTATTGATTCCCAGGTGGTGTCTCTATAAACCATAAGTTTATTATCGGTTGTGTTATACCACAAATCTCCTTCCTGGAGATTTGTATCGGTTGCAGCAGGTGCTGCGGATTGTACGAACTTTTGGTCCGCCATTTGATGCAATGCATCTTGTATATTTGTAGCTGTAATAGTACCTACGGGGGTAAAAGATATATCTTCTGCCCCGCCAATAGCTACAGAATTTGTTGTTACAATAACCTCATCTGACGTAACTGTAATGTTATTGCCAGTGGTCTCTGTAATAGAAACTACTACACTCATATAGTAACTCCTGCACTAATAGAAGCTCTTCCTTGTATAAGGCGAGTTACTAATCCTGTACTAGAGGTAATATTTACATCATAAATATACTCAAAACTAGGATCTAGCTCTGAAGTTTGTATTGAAGTTAAGGACAATTTAAACTTACCTTGTGCTGAGTTAACTAAAGTAACTGTCATATCGATAGGATAGTCATCATAATGAGACTTTGCTAGTTTTGAAGCAAAAGAGTACCCATCTAAATTTAAGTCAGTACCTGCAGTAGCATCAACGGCTAGTAAGAGTTCCCAAGAAGAACCTTGCTCAATACTTAGATTGTATGTGCCTGCTGCCATAATAAATTCCTTATTAAAAAACCTTGCACGTACGGCTCATAGCCGCATGCGCTTCAAACTGATTAGGAAGGATACACCAGATTATTTTAATGATCTTCCTTTATATGTTATTATATCAAAATCCAACAAAAAAGTCAAGGGTTAAATTTTTTATGTACCTTGTAACTCTTTTATCTGTACTGCTTGTTTTTCCACCATATCTTTAAGCTCTTTAATAGCTTCGATGTATAGTGAATGCAGAGCATCATATTCTACAGTTTTAAAAACTTCCTCAGTTCCTGTGTGTAAAGGTAGACTTCTTTCAACTACTGCCTGAGGTAGTACTTTCTCCACATCCTGAGCAATTACTCCTGCAGATCTTTTACCGCTATCCTTACGTGTAAACTCCACTCCATTAAGCTGTGAAACTTTATCTAAGGCTCCATCAACTGTGGAAATTGCAGTCTTTAAGTTCATATCAGACACTGTAGCTGAATAAGCTACTACGCTGCCATCACAGTGCATATCTCCATCAGATTCCATTCTGAATCTCTCCGCGCCATCAAGGAAAAACCCAAAATTTACAGGATTAAATATAATATAGTTATTATTATCTCTACCTATATGAGTCATAGCGTCTCTAAGATCAGGCTGTACAGAAAGTGTAGCTCCAACTAAATCAAGTCCTGAGCCCGCAGAAGTTACAGTGTTATTATCTGGAGGAGTGGCCCAAGAAAAAGATCCGTCTGCATCAGAGCGTAAAAATTGTGTAGCAGTACCATTGCCGGATACATTTAATTTACCTGCTGTTACTGCATCATCTATAATTTTAACTGTAGTAACAGCGTTAGCGGTTAGATCCCCGGTTACTATATCACCTGATTTAATCTCTTCAAATGCTGAGCCATCGTATACTTTAAGTATATTATTATTAGTATCGTACCAAAGCGTTCCTGCCACTGGCGCGAAATTAGGTAAAGACGGGGGGTTTTGATCACTATTACTGGATAAAATTGCTCCTAGTGCGCTATTAATATCCGATCTAGTTGCCGGAAATGATTGATTAGAAATGTTGTAGTCATGTATTGCCATATTAGTATCCTAAGCTCATCCAATTGAATGATTTTTGTGTAGCAGTAGAGCTACTGTTATAAAAAGTTATAGTAAACCCTGTAGCACTATCACTACTTATAGTATAGTAATCTCCAGTATTTGCATTTTGTAGAGTTATAGCCACATTAGGAGTAGCCTTAAAAGGAGCAGCGTAAGTAACTACTTTAGTACCACTATTAGTACCAGAATCAGTAGTTAACCCAGTATCTCTCTTAATTGTATCCGGCATATCTATTGTTACAGATAGATTGCTTATTTGTAAATTATTAGAAGAATTATCTGTTTTTAATTTAGCACGGAATTGTATACCTCTTGCAGCGTAATCTCCTACAAAGAAAGACCCCCAATCAGACCAGTCAGCCTCTGCTGCAGTAGTAGGATTTAATGAAGTGGTTCTTATTTCCAGAGAGGCGTTAGTTCCTGATATATCAGTACCATCGAACCCTCCAGCTCTAGCATCAAAGTTACCTGTAGCACTATCAAAAAAATCAGCTACCGCGTATCCAGTACTCGCATAAGAGCAAGTAATTCTACTAGTATATACGGTACCTAAGTCTAATTTTTGATCTGTAAAATAGTAATACCCTTCTCCTAAACTAGGGTTTGTAAGTCTTATTGTATTAGAACTTGAGTCAAAAGTAATATTATTATTATTCGTATCATTAATACCTTTATCTGCAGTACCACTACCAAATAATGGATGTTGTGTACTTGTCTGTACTGCATTTAATCCTAGTAAATCTGCAACATTGGAAGTCACTTTAGCAGCTACACCCGACTCATTACCAGAAGAATCTAAAGCTTTAATGAGGTAGGTGCCTGATAATAGGGGGGCTGAGTAATTATCTAGAGTGCCCGGTACATTTTTTGTAATATCAGAAGATCCTGCCCATGTAACACCAGTTGTGTTACTAGTGTGTCGTATCCAATAAGTACCTCCCCTAATTACATCTAGGTCTGTTACAGGGTCCCACTTTAAATTTGCTAAGTCTATACGCGCTACCATAGTAAAGTTAGTTACATCTGCAGGTGGGTGTAATTTACCGTATATCTCTTGCGTTAAGCTGGCAAAGGGGGAATATAACATTAGAAAATTCTCCTTGTTTTAACTCGAAACTCTAGCGTACCTGCTGGAGCATCATCAATAATAACACTTTGTGCTGAAGTTTCCCCTACAGAAACCCAGTTTGTAATAGCAGGTGCCTTTCTTCTCCATTCAACATAGTAAGATGCAATATATGGGTAAGTAGTTGATGTACCTGCAGTTTTTGGGGCGTCCCAAGAAAACTCTGCTCTATTTTTAACATTACCCATTGAATCAACATACAATTCCTCGTTAATAGTTAAATTAGATGGGGAAGGTATTGGATCACTAGGATTAGGCAAGCTACTGGTAGACTTAGAGGAGAAAGCTATATCCTTTTCTATCAGATCATACTTCGCCCCATGATATTTCAATGCTGAAATTTCAACTATATTAGCACCAGACTCTCTAGTCATTAATACTCTAAAATCTTGAGCCTCTACAGATCCCATCTCCTCTAGTATCCACATATAATTAGGGGTAGGAGTATTGGCGAATGCAGAGGTCACTGTAATTTCTGTTACTTTTTCTGTTACTGATACATAGTTAACATCTTTTGTTTCTACCCACACATACGGTTTCCACTCGTTATCTACGTGAGCATTTAAACATACAGATTGTGGACTAGTCCAAGTATTAGTAGGAGTCCAAATAGCATCTGTTATACATATACATGCACCATAGTTTTCAGAGCCTGTAGCAGTACCTCCGGAACAAGTTCCTGCTGATTGTAAGCAAGTGTCTTCTGTACTATAGGAAGCATCGCTACATGATAAAGCAGCAATAGCTTGTTTAACTCCAGACCGTACACAAGCCTCTTCTGTATTAATCAGAGATAACTTATAATTTTTAAGGGCAGTAACAGAGGTAGGAGCATCTAATTTAATAGTAGTAGTTGTAGAAATATCCCAAGTACCACTTACTGCACTACAAGCAGCAGAAGTAGTCTCTAGTCCAGTAGAAGTACCTCCAATACATTTACCTGTCGCAATTCTACCTCCGTAACGAATACCAGATTTATGGGAATCGGCTACCTTAATAATGTCTCCGGGCCTAACTACTGCACCTTCCATACCTGTTGAAAAGGTTATAGCTTCAGTTTCGTATCTTTCAGTATATAAAATCCACTTGCCTACTCTACGAGCCTGACCTTGTGAAGTACATCCTACAGCAATTACATCGGTAGAAAAAATCTGGTTATTAGCATTAACTATGCCTGGAGCATCCTCTACATACTCAACATTTTGCCTATAAAAATCCTCGGGGTTATTCCAAGTAACATGGGCTACATTATGTCTTTGTTTCCTAGAAGTTCCTTCATAAGTAAATTTGCCATCAATAACATTAGCATCTGAAAAATTCATAACTGGATCTTTAGGTGCATCTTGTACAGAACTAACTTGTCCTTGTTGCCAGTATATCATACCTCTAAAACAGGAGGCTATATCATTTAGTACTTTGAAAGCCTCTTCCCTTCCTTGTAAATACATATTACAAGCAAATCGTGCTTCTTTATTACCCCATCCATCATCAACTCCAACAAACTTTCCATCATTATCTACGGCATCACAATACTTTCCAATCTCATATAAAGACCACTTATCCATCTGATTAGCAGACAGCCACTTACCTAATCCGTATCTGTCATCAGTACATAGGTCGTATAAAATCCAAGCAGGATTACAAGTCCATGCAACATCAAATGTACCATCCCACGAGCCGGAGTACAAAGTATCTACGCCACTCAGGCCAGCGCTTGTCCAAGTATTAGAACCATTAGCAGGAAGTTCACAAGCTGTTTTATCAGTATAAGTACTATTTGAGCAAGTTCCTTGAGCCCATTCTCCTCCCGCATCCAAACATCTATCTTTACGTCTATAACCAGATAATGAACAATGACCTGGGTCGTAAGGAGTATAGTTACTAGGAACTTTTATTTTTATTCCTTTTATCTCGTATGCTCGACTAGGGATAGAAGTAAATTGTCTAGCGTCTATCTGCGTGGCTACTAGAGCACTATTAGGGTATGTTAATTTATTATCTATAATTTTAGTATAAGAACTAAAAAAGATTTTATTCGATACTTTTGTAGAAGTAGCGTCATCGCTAGTCCTTTCTACTTTGATAGCTATAGTAGTAAAATCTGTCCAAGGAATATCTATTCTATAGGCTCTTTCGTACTTTGAGGAGGTCTTTCCTGTAAAAGAATCCGTGACTTCTTCAGACCAGGCTCCATTATTATCCTTTTCTAACCAAATTTTGAAGGATACAGTAGATCCATGTAAGTCTCCCTCATCATTGTCCGCATCTAAAAGAGCTGGTGTATGTATTACAACTCTTACTGCATCTACTGTAGTAGACGAAAATGTTTTGATTAGGGCTCCAGGCGCGTCTTTAGTTACTATAATACCAACACCTATTCCCGTTTCTGTTCCTGCAAACCCTGGTATATAACTCTGAGAATTGGTGCCCTCTCTAGTAATGTAAGATACATTCTCGAAGTTACTCCCACCTGCAGAGTCTTGTAACGGAGTCTCATTTATGTAAATAGACTTTTCAGCATTTAATAACCCTACTATCTCTCCTTCAGATAATAAATCAATAATTCTAGCTTTAGAATCCGAAAATAACGTATCATCATCCTCTTTAGGTGCACCACCGCCACCGCCTTTTCCGCCGCCGGCGCCTCTAATCCAATCTTTATTACTCATGGTGTATAATCCTCCGGTGAAACTCCTGAACTTATAACAGCTCCTCCTATTAATAATTGCCCGTAAGCTACTGGAATAGCATAACCTTGTCTAGCTGTATTAGCTGCTCCATCGAACCCATAGTTTGTAGGCTTATCAGCTGTATCTGGGAGTTCAGGAGTGGGAGCTAGCATAGAAGCTATTCCACCTAGTAATAAGGCTCCTCCGAACTTTATTGCCATTGCGCCTACAGGACTAGCCATAGCCAACGACAACCCTTGTCCAAAAGTCATAGGTATCGCGCCAAGACCACCCGCTGCTAAAGAAGCATTCATAGCCATTTGATAGTAAAGTCCTACACCTGCAATAATAGCAATCCCCATAAGAACCATGCCTAGGCCTTTATTTTTTGCTCCAAGTATTACAGGTATTATTTTAATTTCTTGACGCCCTGAAGGGTGTCCTAGCTCAGAATAGTCATTAATATAAGACTTTCCTACTATTACTTTATAGCCAACACCTCGTTCTTCTGAAGAAGCTACGAATTGTCTAAATCCTACATTATTAACATCAAGTGCTCTAAAAGCTTCGCCGGGCGAGGTTACATCTAAGGACCACTCCTTCCCGAACTTTTCCGCTAATTCTCCGTAAAGTATTACTTTCTTTAACATAATGATTTGTGCCTTAAATGGTGCGTGGTATGCTTTCTCCAATATCCTCCGTAAAGCTCTCTATTGGATAGTCTACCGTATACGTGGTGTAAAATTCTATCGTTTCCTATGAAAACTGCGGCATGGTTTGGTACAGGTGAAACTAATTTTATTAAAAAGACATCATATTTTTTAATATCATTTTCATCAAGTATCTTAACAAAACCTTGCTCTTCATAGTTTTCTAAATATCGATTCTCACCTTTATCCCACCAGCCATCTTGACCACTGAAACATTCAAAATCGATATTTAGCTCTTTTTTATAATAATCTCTAAGTAATGTACAACAATCTAAAACTCCATAACTGAACTGTCTGCCTACTATCGGTGCTTCATACCCTGAAGGCTCCCAACTATAGAGTCTGTTACCTGGCCAACTTAAAATGTGCCAAGGCTTATTAGAAGTTTCGCAAGCAACTTTATCTGCTTCAGAAGGCTCACAACCTTCATTAGGATGAGAATGACAAATCCCTATAATAACTCCTGTATCTTCTGCATCTGCATAACTTACTGGATCTATTATAAAATACTCTTCCGCAAGTTCTGCTATATTTTTTGCGGGGAAGTACCTCTCCTTCTTCCCTACCCCTATAATAAACCCACAGGCTTCTATAGGGTACTCCGCTTCTACATGCTTTCTAAAATCATTTAAGGTTTTCTCATTCATCGTATCGAGCCCATATTAATGCCCGCCCCTGGAAACCCCCCAAAAGGGCTCGGCCCTTGTTCAGGGAATCTCAATTCACAAGAGGTAAAAGTTTTTGAACACACATCGTCAACAGCTGATCCCCCTACATTATTATTAATATCCCACCACCCTATAGTACTAGTGCTACCTCCCCCACTTATTACTATGTCGATATCATCTACATTAGTATATCCAGAACCTCCTGCTGTTACTGTAATTGCAGAAACTCCCCCACCACTAATAGAAGCAGTTGCTGTAGCCCCTGTACCAGTAGCACTAGTTATAAGTACTGTAGGAGCTTCTGTATACCTAACCCCTCCTGCAGTTACAGAAATAGAAGTAACTGCTTCCGAGGTAACTGTAGCTGTTCCAGCAGCTCCATCTGCGTATATTACAACGCTACCCGTATACCCACATTCTACTCCTCTATATACCCAAGGGCATGAGTTAGCTACTACCGTTCTAGAAGGTAGCTTAACTCCGTGTATGTCGTGCGCTGCAGTTAATTCAAATTGAATATGGGTTCTAGTTTCTACAGCTTTTCTATCTACATACCAAATCTCATCTGAAAAATGTGCAGTATCATCTGCTATAGCAGAAGCGTACCATATACCTGGTCCAGTTGCCGCTTCACAAGTAGTCTGGTTGTATACTGTCCAAGTACCTACAGAACCGTTTTTATTACAGTCTAAACAGTCTGATTTACTCAGACTTGGGTCCGATCCTGATTCTCCGGTACATACCCCCGAAGTTGGATAACCATTAGTATAACAGTAAGAGTCTAAATACTTTGCGAAAGTTTTCTTTCTTGTAACCTTTGCACCAACTAAATCCTCATAACTATTAATAACGCTTGATAAAATAGAAGTAATATTAGCTACAGTTAGTGTAGGTCTAGGTATAGACCCCTTACCAGAAAACTCAAACCCTTCGGCTTCAATAGGCATAGCTGAATATCTATTGCCTTGCCATATGATTTCTTGCATATTCTCATTATGACCCGAATGCCACCTAAGGACAGGTTCTGAATCGGGGGCAACACCAGAAGATAGATCAAGTTCAAATAACTCAATAACTGCTCCAGGCTCAAAGCCGTGAATATCCGCTGTAATTTTATCACTCATGGTTCAAATACCTTTGTAAATGTTGCTGTTATAGTTCTAATACCTGACAGAGTTTCTTGAGAACTCCATTTTGCACAGGTATATTTTTTATATGGATAAATAGTATACGTTTCACTTCCTGACATAATATCTGCTGCTAAGGATAGGGTAGTGGCGCTATCTACTGCTGTTACAGTAGTACTAGTTCCGCCTGAGTCTGTAACAGTAGTGTTTAAATATCTAGCAGTAAAATATTGATTAGCATCTACCAATTTCTTAGTAATTGGGGTTGCATCAGTAGTACTAGATATCTCATACCCCTTAGGGTACCAATCAAATGCAGTTACTCCTCCTCGCTCTTCTAAGAACCGTACAATCTTATTAGCTTCTGCCGAAGTTCTATTTTTCCAAGTTAAATTCCATGATTCAGGTATATTATTTATACCTGCAGCTACTCGCTGCTCGTACCCATCACCATAAGCAGCTTTCAAAATTCTAGGCTGTTGGTCGGATTTGAGTCCTTTATCTGGATTTATATTTACTTCTATATTAAAATTTGCCATAATTAGTATTGACTAAGTAGTCCTCCAGGTCGTTTCTGATCTACTAGTTCCATTTGTACTGCTTGTGAAACCATATAACCAAGTTGTTTAGCTGTATCTCCATCCATTCCAGAATTAGTGTCAGATTTAGCATTTCCATCACTATCAATTGTAACATTAACTGTAATGTTATTTTCTGTACTACCTGTTGCTCCCGTTACTGGAATTGATCTTCCATCAGGTAGAGGCACTACCGCTTCATTGTATTTACCTTCTCCAACTAACCCCAGTGTAGGCTGAGAAACAGTACCACCGTTTGCGAAGGCTTTAAAGCCTCCTGAAAGAACACCACCATTTGCAAATTTAAACAAAGAACCTATAGCTTCAGTCATTAAGTTGGTACCCACCTGGCTTAATGTGTTAGTAATCATAGCCCTAGCGTTACTATTATTGTTCATTATAAGATTAGCAAATCCACTAGATAATGAGGATTTTATTTGATTACCAGCGGCTGTCATTGCATTTTCTGTCCCAGTAGAAGTAACTTGTACTGGCTGTCCAGATCCTACCACTACAGGGTTAACTTCTTCAACCAACATAGCACCTGTTGCAGATACATGAGGTTCAAGAGTATTTTCTGTTGAATTATTAAAAGTAGGAAGGGTAGGTACTATACCGAACAGGCTATTAGTAGCTTGTATCAGTGCAGTAAGATCTGTTACCATAGGAGACATTTTATTGCTGATAAAACTCATAAATGCCTCTAAACTTGTTACTGCATCCTTAAGTGGAGTACCCATTTCTGATGCTGCTAACACAGACATAAATTCCTGTATTTGTAGTCTTTGAGTATCAATGAGTTGAGCTGTGAAGTTCAGTCCAGAGGTTGCAATAGAATCTATATCTTTAGTAGCCGAACCAAATATCAAACTATCTCCTACATCTTTAGTAGCATCTTTAGTTAAGTTACTAGTAGTGAGACTATTAGTCTGTAAATTTGAATAGGGATCGTAGTACTCTACACTAGATTTATATGCTTGGTATTCTTTATCTTGCTCTTTATACATGTCCGACTTTTTAGCCTCTTGAACATTATTCCACCCCTTCGTCAAAAGGGCTATTATACCGGTAATTACTCCTGCAGCTACCTTGTACTTTTTGAGTAACCCTACTAGAGCCTCCCCCGCCATGAATGCTTTGGCCTTTAGAGGATATTGTGCCTTTGTCTGGAACCTCATGTCCCCCATCATTTTTCTTTTAAAAGTACCGGGTTCTCCATGCAGTTTAGCTAGTCTCTGTTGTCTTTCTTTTATGTCTTGAAGTTCCGCCCACCTTGCTAGTTGCTCCGGGGTACCCCCTTTTAAGGCACTTGCTCTTAAATCACTAGCAGTAGAGTTCTTAAAATTATTACTATTTAATTTTTCAATTCTATAAATTCTTTCTTGTAACGCTTTAACTTCAAGTTGCTGAATTCTGAATTTCTGTACTAATAAAGAATTAGACCTAGCATTAAAAGGTATAATTCCGCTATTGGCTGCCATATCATACGGATCCTTAGAACCCGGCTGGTTTTTTCTATCTCTAGCAAAGGTGGACTTAGAAGTCGGAACTCGGAAAGGTCCAGAACCTGTACCTCCTCCAAATCCTTGCCAAAATCCTTGACTGTTCCATGATTGGAAATCTGCTAATTTATTAAAAAATTCTCCAAGAGAACCAATAGCATCTACTACACTACTATTAAACTCTTTTAGAGTATCAGGAGTAGAAAGTCTATCCATCTCTTTTACTACTTCAGGCATAGCTTCTTGAATAAAGCTTGGTACCCAATCAGAAGGCTTAGACCCCTCCCCTCTTAAGGCATTCTGGGATATTCCTCGTACCAGGTATTCCTCAATTACCTTCTTTGATTTTGCAGTTATAGCATTTAAAAACTGATATACATGTTGAGCAGTTTCAGTATCCAAACCTTTGAACTCCGCAGAGCCTAAGTACGCTTGTGACTGATTAAGCATAGAAGTCTGTGTAACGTCTGAATACCTATCAAAGCTTTCTATATCTATTAGACTATTTAGCGATTGGACTAAAGGATGGACGGCTTCATGGATAATAGCACCTAAGCCACCCTTGTCCCCTTTTGCGAAAAGACCCTGTCCTGCACTGCTACGTACCCCACTTAAGTTAGCTCCTCTATCAGTAGTACCCTTTTTAAAGTATGAATACTGACCTGCTAATTGTAAAAAATAATCGGCATTAAGCGCAAAGATACTATCCTTAGCAATTCTAAGGTGTTCTTTTATATTCTTATTTAACTCGGCTCTACCTGCTTCTTCACTTTCAAAACCTTGGAAGCTGTAGTTAGTCTTATTCATATTAGGAAATGTTTCTAATTCCTTACCTTTTTGAACAATATCAATATTATTTAATATTTTATCCAACGCAGGTATACCTGTACCACCTGTACCTGTACCTAGACTTGCTGATAAGGAGTTTGAAGTTAAGTCTTTATACGTCTTCTTCTTATCTTTTGTTTCCTGAACCTTCTTATTGTACGCGTCTAGAGCAGAAGTTAACTCTGACTCAGTGACGAACGTTTTAGTAGCTAAATCTAGCTCTCCTTGAGTAACTACATGTCCTAAACTATCTTTTATTGTACTACTAAACTTATCTGCGATAGTTTTTCCTATGCCTCCTACCGCATCGGCCATAGCTTTACTTAATTTCTGTACACCGGTGTCTGACTCGGTAGTTTTAACTTGGGTCTTACCGCTTTTAATAGTATCACTAAGAGCCTTAGTATTCACTTTAATGTCTTTAAGGTGCGCAACCATTACCTGGGAGAACTTCCCTAAGTCTTCTAATTTCTGTACTAGTTTCTCAACGTCAGTAGGTGGGAATATCTTATCAGCAATACCTGAACCAAACAAGCCTTCAGTTATACTTCCCAGTAGCCCTGATCTTGAAAACACTAAGTCGTTAGCCATTCCACCTATCATGTCACCTGCAGCATCCGCCAAACCCTGTGTTAATTCAGCATGTAAATCCGCTCCATCAACTTCCTTATCCATTAATAAATCAGATACTGCACCTGATATACCACTTTCAAATGAAGACCCTATTTTTTCGAACGCCTCTCTAAAATCCGAGGTCCATTCATCTCTTCTTGCTGCTATTAGCTCTGCTTGGGTCTTCTCCGTCTCTGCGGCTATTTCCCTTAACATTATTTCTTTCTTTACTAGTTCGAGACCTTCTTCCCTCATATCGCGTTCATACGTAGCAATAGTCTTCCTAAGTTCTATTAGGTCTTCGTGTTGGGCCCAATGAGTTACCTCTATATCACGGTCTATTTTTTCCTTATTCAGTTGTTCAAACCTACTAGTTATTACTTTACCTTCAGCAGTTGTAGCTAACTTAATCCATTTATATGTCTTTTTAAATTCTTTCTCACTTGGGAAGGCTTTAGCAAATCTTTTAGCGAACGCCTCTGTTAATCCTTTAGAGCTTAGTTCGCCATTTTTTTCTATAATAGTACTTATTATGCCGACAACTTGCTGACCGCTAGCAAAGGTTTCATCTAAAGAATGTCTGAAAGCGTTGAATTCTTTATTTATTTCATCGCTCTTCCATTGTAGAAATTCTCCAGCCTTAAAAGTGTTATCTCGACTCATAGCAGATATTCTTTGAGTAATAGTTTGAGTAGTTCCTGCTATGTCGTGGAAATGCTCAGATAATTTACGAGCTATTTTACCTGCTTGTAATATCTTTACATTTAAATTTTCTATTTGTAATTGTGTATTACGTGCTTCCTCTTTACTCTGAGTTGCAAAAACAAGTTTATTCAGTAGTCTCTGCTTTTCTATTCCTAGTATTTTCAGCTCGATGGTAGCTTTCTCTTTAAGTGCTGAGTTACCAAATTGCTCCATATGAACCTTATCAGTAGCATACTGTGCAAGTTTAACAGCCGCAGCTAGTTCTAAGTGGTACAGCTTTTGGGCATCCCCTCCAAATAGTTTGACAGCTATAGCTCTATCTGTCTTTGCTCTCAGCAAGTCCTGCTCTGCCTTAGTAAGCGAGCCTAAGTCCTTTTTCTCTTGTCTATTTACTTCACCGTATGTAGAACTATATATTTTGCTATATATCGCCCCTTGTAATTCTTCTATATACGCTCTAGTGGCAGTTAAGGTCTTTACCCCTGCCGCAACTAGGTCTTTTTTCTCATCCCCTCTTACATCTGACCTTGCTCTTATATCTGCAAGAGCTTTAAAATGCTTTTCCTCAAGTTTTAATTGAGACTTTAGCATATCTGCGTGATCGCCTGTAAATTCCCACCCCTCTTGCTTTAAAAGTTTATACTTTTCAGCTTGTGTTACTACAACATTGTCAAGACCCTTTATTACTGCCCCGAAAGAACCAGCGAAATCTTTAAGGTTTCCTCCTAGTAGTAATGAGTCTGAGATAGATTTTACACCTTCTGATACTTTTTTGAATTGGTTGGCTAGATTTTTTAAAGTTTCTGCTTGTTTCTTTGCTATTTTATTATATGATTTTGTAGCAGCACTTAAATCTTCAAAAAATTGAATAGCACCCGCTCTACTCTCAAAATGCATACTTTCTTCCATTTTGTCTATTGCTACTGCGGAGGATATTATGCCTTCATTTACTGATCTTAAAGTACCTACTATATCGTCTGATGCCTCTTTAGAACTAGTACCTAATTTTTTGAAAGCATCTATAGCTAACCACCCAGCAACACCTATTGCTGTTAGACCTGCCGCAGCCCAACCTATTACTGGTACTGATGCCGCCGCAGCCGCAGCCCAAGTTGCATATGCAACTTCCAAGGCGGCACTACCTACAGTTACCGTATGGAGCCCTACCCCCAAAGCAGCAAGTCCTGCTGTAGCTGCCCCTGTAGCTTCCCATCCTCCACCTGTGTTAATATTTTTCTGTAAGTTCCCTTGCAAGTTGATATCTTCTATAAACTTCTCAAATTCAGATGAGGACATAGTCGAAGCTAGTCCTGCTAACGCACTAATTGTTGCACCACCTAAGGCGTCTGCTATACCTTGTCCAAATACGTGTGCGATTGAATCCATAATTTGGCCGCCCCAAGCATCTGCAATTCGTTCAGAATTCAAACTCGCTGAGGCTCCTATTAATGCTTCGTTTATCCCTTCTGCTATATTGGCCTTGAATTCTCTTGAACGAATTGATCCAGCTATATCAGAACCTAAATTTCCAAGTCTTCCACCTGATTTGAAATACTTTTCAGTAGTGAGCATCGACTCCTTTAAGGTATTAGTTAAACCTGATAGCGCCTCACTGGCAGCTTCAAATGCGTCTGACATATTGAAGGCCATTTGAGCAATCCACTTAACCATCATCCAAGCACCCATAATACCTACTAAAGCATTAAGACCTTTTGATAAGCCTGTTATAGTTGCTCCTACCGCAGCACCCATAGTACCAAAAACTTTGGTTATGCCACTCATAGATTTCTTCGTACCATCCTCAGTCATTTTGGCTTCTTGGCTTAGACTTTCTAAGTGGTCTATTGTACCCTGTAAGTGTTTTTTAGCAGCCCCTTCTGATGCCTTCATTTCCTTAGTCATAGTTTTTATCAGGCCTTTTCTAAAGGTTTTATTGAAAATTGCTCCGACTGTTTTGAATAGCCCTAATTCATGTGCTAAACTAGAACCCGCTCTACCCATAGCTAGGAAGTTTCCAGTGACGTCTGCTATACCGATTCCCATAGATGCAAATCTTTTTGTCATACTAGAGATATTTTGTATAATATCTGAAGCCATGGTACCTTTGGTAGCCTTGGCTATTCCAGCAAGAGTGCCTTGTAAACGAGCTAATGTTGCATCAAGCTTTTGCATCTCTGCAACAGATTTACCATCCATTCCTGGAGTAGTTGCATAACCAGTCCCCACAGCACTACCCATACCCATACGTACCGTCTGTCTTAGAGCCTTAATTAAACCTTTTTGGTCAAAAAGTGCTTTACCTCTAGTACCCTTTCTCCATTCTTCTGCAAATTTCTTTCCTCCAAATTTACCAGAGTCCGCACCCATTTTTGTAAGAGCATCCGTAGCTCGGTCTATTCGCATCCCTTTTACAAGGTCCCACTTAGCCATTTTAGCAGCTTTTTTCATTGACTGTTGAGTTCGTATCAACTTATCTCTAAACAACGACATCTTCGTTGTCCAGGCGTCTATCTTCTCACCCATTTTGTCAAATACAGGAAATACTGTTCTTATTAGACTTCTACCAACTATAGCCATTATAGCTAGTAGCAATTCTTTATTATCTGCTAAAGAACGTACTAAAGGTCCAAATACCTTATCGATTAAGGCTCCACCTTGATTTACCATATCTATAATAGAGGTACTTAACTGAGCGAAAGCATTCGCAGGTATAGTTGTAGCTATATCTCCAAACTTCCCTTCTAATTGCCCCATAATAGCGACATTACGTGCAGTTAACTTCTCCATTTCAGTTAATTCTGTAGTAGTCTTATCTATACTTTTAGCGAAGTCTTTATATACGGTATCAAGTCTAATGATTACACCTAATTCGTCTAAGATTTCAGGTTCCGCCTTTACAATACCACGGGTTAAACGATCCATAGCATCGGCCATATTTCTACCAAGAGCAACTGAAGCAGCTCGTGCACCCTTAGTCATTTTTTCAATTTGTTTTGCAGTTAGACCTGCAGTTGTAGCTAGCGCTGTACTAGTAGAAGCTTGTTGGAAATCAAGCATATATCCAGAAGCTTTTTGAACGCTTCTGGCGATCTGAGCCATATTCTTACCTGTAGAGGCTGCGAAGGCGGCTTGACCTTTTTGTAATATTGCAAAGTCAGCGGCTCTTTCTAAAGCGGTGTATAAAGCTGTTAACGCAAATACACGTGCTGCGACTTCTGCGTAGGCAGGAACTAGAACACCCTGCATACCTTGAGCTTGTTTAGAGAAGTTTTTAGAGGCGTTAGAAGACATTCTAGCATTACCCTTCATATTTCTATCAAGGTTACCAGATTTCTTACTATTTCTGTCTACTGCTTTATTAAGTTTGTTAATGTCTTTGGTCTTCTGTTTCAGAGTACCATTATCACTTACCGTAATCTTAATATTTTTATCGTGCTTTCCTGCCATTTTATTATTCTCTCACTAGGCCTTTTTAGGCCCCGTTTGCTGTTCCTTTTGCTTCTTATTGACATGTTTTGAATACTTTGTATCAATAATCTTTACCAGCTTGAATATTTCTTTCTTGTTACTTACTTCAAGTAACTCCATAACATCTTTTATTCCGGCAATTTGTTTACCGAAATATGTACCACTCATACCGTCCCACTGATCTGGCAAATAGTTCCAAACTTGAAAGGCCTCTTGGATTTCATAAGGAAAAACTACTTCATCCTCATCTAAAGCGGACCAATCCACTTCCATCCCGTTCTCTTCCATTTGGATCATCATATCTACGCGTTTTTGTTTATCGAAACTCTCGCCAACGCCTGTAAAATGATTATCTATTTGTTTAGTCCAATAGACTATTTGCTCTTCGTAAAATTTGCAAGGTCACCTACTGTTTCGGTGAGCCAAGAATCAAAGTCTCCTGAGTTTTGCATTAGTATTTCTGCGTTCTCAGTACTAAAAGGAAGTTCTGCATTCATATCTGCAATTTTATCCTCATCTACCGGAATAAGTTGTACTAGATAAGTCATTTTTAAACCTTTCCAGCCTTTAATTACGGCTTTGATGTACTCTTTAAGGAATACTTCCTCATTTAATTCTTCTTCTGGCTGTCTAGTTCTACGATTAATCTTTGTAGTAACTGCCTTTTTACGTAGCTTTAGCATTTCATCTCGTGCTAAATAAGTAAGTTGTACTTCGAAATCTGGGTAACCCGGAAAATCGACTGTCGCTGTTTTACTTGAAGTAAGTAAGTCAGATAAACTCTGAATACTTGGTGTTGCTGTTGTTGTTGCTGTTGTCATTTTTGTATATCCTGTGTTTTAAAATAAAAAATAATGGTGCACCGAAGCACACCATTAAAGACATTAAATATTAAGTACTAGTTAGTCCTTTATAGTTAACTGTCATTTCGTCTTCTCCACCGAAGTCTGTTTCCAGAGCAGTGAAGTTAACTGTAACACCCATAACATCTGCAGTATCAATAGACGGCAACTCTAAGTGAGCTGTAGGAATACTGAACTGTACAAATGGAGCACTTGCACCACCAATCTTAAGATCAATGTTGAAAGAGTTTGTTACGTCTGGTGCGGCACTAGTTATATCTGCTAAGATATCATCGTACATGACCTTCGAGCTAAGAGCTGCTGAATCTAAGTAACATGTGAAGTTACCTGATATAGCTCTAGTACCTGTCTGGTGATCAATTGGAGTATTAATCTTACCTAACTCTTCTGCTGTAACATAAGTAATACCATTATCAATAGTAACATTACCGCCAGTTAGTGGGAATGTATAGACTTTTGAACCACCAGAAATAGATGAAGTCAAAGTAACAGTACTAAGTCTGTTAAGAATGAAGTCTGCATCTGTATTAGCAGGTACAAATCCGTCTGTAGCATGTCCTGACTGATTCGGATAGTTAGCGTCTACTTGTTCAACTGAAGCTGCATAGCCAGTCCAAGTAATCTGTGCAATACCATCAATGTCGAAATCAACCGAAGCTGAAGTAACACACATCTTAGCTAACTCGTATGTTAATGTTGAATCAGAAAAAGCGAACCAACCAGTAAACTTAATTAACTGACTGTGCTCTGAGTCTTCAAAATCAATAGTCATATCTGTTGTATCACACGCAATACCACCAGTAGAGGCGTTATTAGTCTGAGTATTAGATACCATAGCATTCCAAAGTAACTTCTCTGTTGCTGAATGCTTGTTTGAATCTGCACTATCTGTGAAAGGGCGCATGTAAGTAGTAAAACTCCAATCAACTGGCTCTAAAGATGTGTTAAAAATCTTTTGACCACGTTTAGGTGTTGAACCTGCTTCGCTTAGAGTTACATTCTGTGTACCAGTTGCCTGTGAGAATGAAAATCCGTCTAGAATTGGAATCTCGAAAGTATCCGCGTCTGATGGGTTAGTACCTGTACCGTCCCAAGTTGATGTTCCTGCTGCCACGTATGACGCATAGAACGTTGCATTTCTGCTTAAAGATAAAGCCATTTTAGCTCTCCTGTATTTTAACTTGTCATTAACGGGTTATTCGACTATTGTCTATTTACCGTTGTAGACTATATTTGATACCTTACTTCTAAGGTAATCTCACCTACACCATAGGGTGCAAGTAATCCTTCATCAGTTGCGATACTTAGTATCGTCATCTGCTCAGTCTGTTTACCAGTATCGTATGTTAATACATTATTAGCATCGATCTGGGTTTCAATATCGTATAGAACCTTTTCAAGTTCATCTAATGGCTCTTCGCCATATACATACATTCGTATGTTTAATCCTAGCATACCCCACTTGAATCCGCCGGGTAAGTATTCTCGTACTTCGTTTCCTGCTACTACTGAAACGTAGGGGAAATCATTGACTTCATCCCAAAAAATAAGTTTATTAGTAACATTATTAGCTAAATCAACATTCATAAGGCCAGAGCCGTCAATAAGCTTTAACTTAGTAATAAGTGCATTCACTATTGCTGAACGTGCTTTACCTGCCATTATACTCTCCTTGATTTAATATTTAGTTTACGATGAACTAATTTTTGCGCTATTTCTCTAATAGACTTATGAATTAATAATCTAGGGTCTCTTCGTGTTGACCCTTGTTTGAATCCTCTTTCAAAAGTCTGATAAGGATACTTCATATAATTATAAAAAGCAGTTAATGACCCTTGTCTAGTTTGCGTAACATTTGTAATAGTAACCGATTCTGCAAATCGTCCTGTTCTATTTACTAGTGCACCACCTTCTCCCATATTATCTTTTACTTGTTCAGTTATCTGAGCTTGTAGAAGTTGTTGAATACTTGCCGCTGAGGTGAATCTACCTTTAGGATCTCTAAGTCTAGGTAAAATAGGCTTTACGCCTTTTCTACCTTTTTTAGGGTTTTTATAAATTACGTTAGCTTTTGAAGTAGATTTAGTATTTTTACCCTTCTTCTTCCTTATAGCGTTATCTAGAGCTTTGTTTACTACCGTTATTGCGGGTGGGCTGGTATCTTCTTCTATTGCTATTCTTTGTAGTTCGTCTATTAGGTTCTTATTTGCTAGCTTTTCTACTATAGCCTGATCTAGGTTCTCATCTCCAGATTGTAGATGTAGTCTAACTGTATACTTTTTCTTAAAAGACCCTGACTTAGTTAAAGACGTTTTAGCTACGGCATCTACTGTAATACCCTCAATCAAAGGAGTAGACCTTAGTACCGCTATAGCGGATTCAGCTCCTGCTCTTCCTGCCAAATACTGAGCTGCTCTAACGGCTCTATACCCTACTGCCGGTATAGCTGAAGTATCTCCCCCTCCATGCCCTAAATGAAACTTAGAACCAAAATCTTTCGTTCCGAATTCTTTTTCTAACTTATTACTTATACTAGTCTTCCAATCTTTTACTGCTGCAAACTTATTCTTTGCTTTTGATTTACCGGGGTAGAATACGTTAGGTTTACCTGCTACTCCGGTTTTACGTACGAAAATACTCCTATTGGAAATATCATCTATTATAAAGTTAAAAGCTTTATCTGCGTCAGATTTACTTAACCTGTACTGTGACATTAGTAATTTTGTAACATACTTTTTGTCTATTTCAAGCTCAGGCATAAGAGTATTTAACTCCTTCCTAAGGTCTTTCTTTAATATAGCTATTACTCTATTTTGAATAACTGCTGATAATTTTGCAGAGCTCATTAGCTAATATGCCTATAATGCTCCAAGATACGTTTTATGTGTGGGGGGAATTCTGAATGTAAAGACTGACTACGAGATATATTTTTAATATTCGAGCCTGGCATAGACTTAGCGGGAGTTGACTCTTTCTTTAAATAGTAAGTAGTCAAATCGTAGCAAGCTAGCTTCAATTCAGTTGGAGTAGAGGAGTAGCCACCTTTATACACAAGCTTTACAGCTTTAAGACCTTTAGGGAAACTAATATTTCTAGTAATTTCTTGTCCTTCAGCATCTATTTCATATTGTCTGTCTGCAGTCCAAAATTCTGCTGCTGACTCGCAAGTTGCTTGTGTTGTATAAGATGTATTGCTGCACTCACCGGTCCATCTCTCAGACGTAAATGCCCATGCATTTCCGCTCGTATGTCCAGTAGTGGCTGCAAAAGTTACAGCTATGTCGCCCTCTAAAGTTTGACTAGAACCTGTTATTGCTACGCCTGTTTCTTTCCAGTTATTCCCTCCATCACGAGACCATTTAAACGTGTCCGGAGTTCCTGTACCATCAATTTGTACTTTATAGCTACGTCCAATTTCACCTGACGACGTATTTGCGTTGTATCCAGTGATTGTTAGATCATTTAAGCCTGACCCTGTAAAAGCGTCATTATTAATACAAGTCGTTTCGGTAGTATTAGAAGAAATAGTACATTGTGCAGTACCTGATTCTAAGAGATAGTAGTTGCTACTATCTGCGTGGTTGTTTTCGACGGTTGATTTATCCGTCTTTGAGTTTTTACGCTCAAGTAACTGTACTACTTCTACGATAGGTAGTTCAGTTGGGAAAACAGAAGTTTCGCCACCGGTAGTGTCGAAGTATTCTGTCTTTGCTGTGCTGTAGTTATCTATGAAACTACGCCCACAGTAGGTTTTTATAAGTGCACTAATCTGAGATCTTAATAGGTTTATTTCTGCGTCACGAGTAGTACTGCTAATACCTGCGTATGCTTTGTACTCACTAACTGTATATAAATCTGCCATCTCAATTCCTTAATTCACTTATAAAAACCGGCTAGGCATTACCCTAACCAGTTTTATATTAACAACTATTAGCCGAACTTAATTAAGCCCATTGAAGCCTTATTAGCTGCTCCAGCCTCTTTAGCTATAAAGCCAAAGCGACGGGTTGCAACCATAGCCTTCTGTTGTGCAACTACATCTGTAGCTGTCTCAACTGTCAAGTTGCGGTAGTTACCAATCAAGTAATTGTTAGGGTTAACAATAATTGCTTGTGCCTTACCTGTAGCTGTTGCTTCGAAAGCATCAGATACAACTAAAGACATTCCCCATAGTTTACCTAACTCACCTGCTTTGATTGTAGCATTATCACCGTACTTATCTACTGTAACAACCTCAGTTGCATCTAGTAAACCGTAGTACGCTGCTTGAGATAAGAATACAACTAAGTCTGCAGGATTCATACCCCATTGACCCATGTTCTTACGAGCAGTTAAGATTTCAGCAACAGAACATAAGTCTGTAGCAGAACCTGTAGTTACTGTATTACCAGCATGACCACCCGCTAACTCTTCAAGCTCTGTAAATGGAGCTGCAACACCTGTACCTAAGATAGAAGCGTCAGATGTACGAGCCATACGACGGATGATAGCATCACGAACGATACCAGCAACTGGGATTAATGCATCCTCTTCTTCTTCGTAACCAATGTACTCACGAGTAGCTAACTTATGAGCTGTCATAGACACCTCTGTTAAGCCGTGCGCTTGTGTAGTACCTGAAGAAGCATCGTTAAATGCTGTACCAACTGCATCACCATCATTGTATGCACCAGCTGCTACCCATGTAGCATCTGCACCAGTATCTGGATTGAAAGGGAAGTTCATAACTCGTGCATTCATAGCAATTGATTGGAACTGTGGCTCAACTACAACACGGTTTTGAATTCCTTCAAAAATTGTAGAGTTCCAAGTAGTTTCCCAATCAGTATCAGAGAAACGCGTAGCTTTCTCGATTAATTGCTTACCAATTTCTGTTTGATCAATAGATTTACCTAAGATCTTAGCAGTGATGAACGCAGAGTTCAACTCATCTGAAGAAGGAGCATCTGATCCAGCTTCTGAGAATTGCATCTTAGATGCCTGCATAGCAGCCATCTCGTCTTTAGCAGACTTAAGCTCATCTGACATTTCAGAAATTGCTTTAGAGTAGTTATCTCCGTCTGCTTTAATTTTAGCTTCTAAAGCCTCTGCAGTTTTCTCTGCTTGGGTTTTACCCATTTCAATTGATTTAAGTGTGGCTGCAGCTGCAGACTTCTCAGCCTTCTCAGCGACTTCAGCCTTATATGAGTCTAATGCTGCTGTTGCAGACTTAGACATCATGTCTTGTAGTTCTTTCTTATCCATATTAATTTCCTTAAGAATGTTATCCTGAGAAGGTTCCTTCTCACCTTTTGTTATATCTTCTTTTACTTCTTCTACTTCTTTTCCAAATGCTTCTTTAAATGAGTTATACTCATCTACATCTGTAAAAGACTTAGCTAAAGAGAAAGTCGAATCTTGATTAGCGGGCACAGAAACAACACTTATCTCATAAAGACTTAAGTCCTTAATGAAGAAAGTATCTTGTTCTTTGTCATAGTCAGCATCTTTAATGCTAAAACCAACGCTAAATGTTTTTAAAACGCCATCTTTGATTAGGTTATACACTTCACCTGCAGCTTTACTTATTTCTGCAACAATTTCCAGTCCCTTGTCAGTTACATTGTAATCAACAGTGGTACCTACCGGGCGTGAATAGTCATGGAAAGCAAGGATAATAGGGTTTTTTAGATAATCATCCATACCACCCTTTTCCCAAGCTTCCTTAACGATTACATCGCCAGTTCGGTCTTTGGAAACAGTATTTGCGTAACCTTTGATTGTCAGTACATCAGACTTAGAGTCTTTCTCTACCACATCAAACAATGAGTTAATTTCAAACTTTTTATTCATCATTTTCCTCGTTTCCCTGAGGTCTTCCGCCCTCAGAAGGGTTGCTTGCGCTACCAGCAATATTTGCTGGAATGCGTATGTCATCATGACCTTCTATCTTTTCTAATCTTAATGCTACTCTAGCTTCATTCGGAGTAAGTACTCCGCCGTTAACTAAGGTGCTGTAGTATCTTGCTTTTTCGTCTAACTCTGCCTGTAAGGGCGAGAGGTCTTCTAGTGCTGCTGCAAGGTCATAACCAAAATATCGCTCTAAACTACTAATCAGTTTTCTAACTAATGGTAGAACGGTCTCTTGATACATTAATTTCTGGTTGGGTCTAATGTTTGCATTATTACCACCATCCATTAAAATTGGCGGGATTCCAATAACTTTTAGAATAGTATTTTCTAAGTTTGTTACTGAATCCTCAAAGTCTAATTTCTTGAAGTCCACATTAGAGATACTATCGATCTCTATACCGCCATCTAGAACTAAAGGCCTTCTGCCTCCGCTCTTAGGGTTGTACTTCTGGGCCCAAGAATTAATTAGTCTGTCTTTTACTTTAGCACTAAGAGTATTTGGTGTCTTTAGTACTAAGCCAGGAACTGCTCCATTTTTGAAGAAGTTCATCTGGAAATCTTTCATATCGTATAACAAGTTGATTGAGCGTTTAGCTGAGCTTAATCTTGACTTACCTCGATATATTGAATCTGATGAGTTATCTTGAATATGTATAATCTCATCAGGTTTATATTTAGTTCCGTTATAATCATACCCTTTGATAAATGTTTTCTTATCGGGAGTAATAGTAACATTTGCGGCAGGTAGATGGTATAAACTTGCACCATCATAATACATAAAAGCATTACCATCCATAATCATATCTAAGAAGATGTTTCTCTTAAAAGCATCTGCTGATTGATACGGGTTAGGATTCCTGTTAAGTAGAGTTACTAGCTTTTTATGTCTAATAGTTGCTACTCCAGGAAATGCTTCTTTGTCCCCTACATCTATATTGATCTGCGATGCTGCGTCAACAATCATATTTACACCGCGATTAACTACTTCTAATCTTTCATATGCTCTTTCATAAGGCAATGAAGGTGAAAGGGGCCCTTGGCTACCTTGCTGCGCTGCTATCTGTGGTTGCGCCGGATTCAATTTCTGAATCAAATTTTTAATTATTCCCATATTCTTTTACTCTTCTTTTTTCTACCCAGCGTTGTTGCTTGGGGCCAGTGACTAAAGCAGGTTTTTTACCATATATGGAGTGCAGTTTTAAATGATGTTTGTGACAAAGAGTAATTGTGTCATCATAAATTTCTTTATGGTGTGCTTCAATAAACTCATCCCTCATTTCCATCATATCTTCCGCAGTCAATATAACTAGTTTCTTTACTTTAATCCACTTATCAAGAAGTTCCGTTACACTTAAAAAGTGATGGAAGTCTAAAGACTCTACTCCACCACAGATGTAACATTCCTCATCCTTTACATATGCAGACTTTGCACGGTCTCTTATGTATTTAATCTTGTCGCGTTTAAGTTCACTCATAGGTTGATTTCTTAAAATTTCTCTGTATATGGGCAATTATATCAAATTTCAACAAAAAAGTCAAGTGCTATTTTTGCCCTGGTATACCTAGAACGTTATGTCCGAAGCTACAAACGTGTATAAGGCGTAACGCAGGGCATCTGACATATGAGACGCCATATTGTGCACAGGTTTTTCAGTTAGTAGGTTCTCGTTAGGATTCCACTGGTATTGATCTAGTGACATTAGAGTGTGCTCACACTTTTGATCCACGATCAATTTGTTATTATCCACAATCGTGGCAACTGACGCAATGCCATCCAGCACACTCTTAGTTGCATTGATAGTTGAAATATCGTAGTTCTGGGCTAAATCGAAACGCATTTGCTGAGCTGCGGAGTCAATATAGATAGAGTCTATATCCCACTTATTAATCAATGCTTGAATAACTTCAGCGTGCTGCTCAGTAGTCTTCTCAGCTTCCATATACTCATCTAAAATATAGTATATTTCAGCATCCCAATCATACCCTATAACACAGAATGCAGTAGGATCACGATAACCAACGTCAAGGCCTGCAAACACATCCATCTTGGAAGTATCAAGTTCTTCGAGGTTTGCCACACATTCTTCGTAATTGAAATCCCATACTTGTCCTTGGAAGGTGTTGAAAGACGCTAAGTACTCTTGTTCGAACTCAGCCTTTGACATACCTTTCTTAGCTTCGTCAATATCTTTTTGGGAGATTCTAGGGTTTTCGTGGTACGTGGCTCGCATTGATACCCAATTGTCGTACTCGTCATTGAACCCGCGTTGGTAGAAGTCTGAGAACCAGTTATTTCTTCCACGAGGGGTGGATATAAATAGACACTTACTATTAGGTTTATCTAGTGTAGGTCTTAGGGCTACGTTGAACGCATCCATTCCTCCATCCCCTAAGGCCGCTTCATCAAATATAATAAGATCATAAGACCTACCAACGGTACTATCCACTTGATTGACTGATCCCATACGAATAGTGCTTCCATTTGTTAACTCTATGATTTTGTCTTTAGCGTTGTCCCTGGCTACCTCTAAGTCAAAGTGCTTAATTAGATTTCGTTGTAAGTCGAAAGAAATTTGTGACAGTGAGTAATTCGGACTCATGATTAGAACATTTGTACCAGGTACAAGTGCCACTAACTGTCCAATTATGTTTGCTATATAAGTCTTACCTTGTCGTCTAGACAGTGCTGCTACAACAAAACGATATTTAGGATTATTAAGTGCGTTAATCAGTGCAACTTGAGATGCAATAGGAGTTATACCTAAAAGTTCCATATACTGTTGGATTGGAAGTTTTATAAACCTCTCATCTTTTGGATACTCAACTAATTCATCTGATTGTACGTCGCTTCTGCTTATTTCTAGCATTAATATTCCCTCATAAAATAAAATTAAAAAAGCCCTACTAACGTAAGGCTTTATTCACAAATTTAGTCTTTGGTAAAAATGTGATACACTACCGCTAGTGATGCTAAGCCTACAAGACCAGCATTACCTAGGTTAGTGATGATACCGGTAATAGTTCCGATAACATCTCCACCAATGAACGGTACACTCCCGCCAAAGATCACTTGTAAAACTATTGCTAGAGCAATTAATGCTACCCCGGCTTCTGTTGCGGCTTTAATCCAGCCCAGAATTTTATCTACCATATATTCTCCTATATTTAAGATTTGTCAGTATTGACAAGTACAAAATTATACCAGATTTTCGTAATTTGTCAATACTAAAATTCCTTAGGTGGTAAGAAACTACCTTTTCATCGCTGCAGATCCAAAGTAGAAGCCAATAATATTCATTATAGCTACAGGCAACCATTCTGGAGTAACGAAACCATCTAGTTTAATATACTCTGTAAAGGTATGAGTAGTATCAATAAATAAGAACTTAAACCCCTCAGTTACTTCGATAGGTACATTAGTTGATATCCCCATAATTGGGGCCATAAACACAATACCGATCCCCGCTAAAAGGCTGAATACTACTATGAATCGTCTAATCCATGCAGCATTGGGGTTTTGCATTTGTCTAGCATTATTTACCCCTTGTTCAACCTGTAGATTGCTCTGCATTAACATTTTGTGTTGCTCAGCTTTGTCAGCCTGTGCTTGCCCCCACATCTTCATCATACCGCCCATAGCGGTAGAGCCTAACATACTTATTGCTTCGATTGGTAATCCAAACATATTTTCTCCTACTTCTTATACTTGCAGGCAGATTTTTTAGGGGTATCAAATAGTTTATCTGCAGCTTTATATACAATAGCCTTAAGCCCAAAAATTACTAGTACTAGTACCCCTAGTATAGTGGTGTACCACTCTGGTGCTTTAGCTAGGTTTTCCCACGCTTGTGTCATAGTAGTCTCTGAAAACATAGGTGTTAAAAAGTTAATAACAATAGGCAAGGAGAAGACTATTACTAGTGCTTCGTCTTTCCAACTATTATTCATGCTTTCTTCCGATATCTTATGACTTAGTTCTTTTTCTTCCATATTGCTCATTTTTTTACCTGTCTTAATTTGCTAAAGGGTTATCTAGTGCTCTCTGTACTTTAGCATTTAAACGTTCTTCTAATTCTTTAATATCCGCCTGATTAGAGGTTCTAAGCTGATCCCGTTTAGTTTCGAATCTAGTCTCAGCATCGTCGATCATATCTCTAACTTTATCTTCTAACTTATTAACGTCATCTTCTGTTCTATCCGATACCTTTTCAATACGATTAATATCATCTCTTAGACCATTCTTAATATCACGTGTGTAGTCTAAAGTGCTTTCAATCTTGGCATCCATTATATCCATCTGTTGTTGGTATGCGTCCAAGTCTAAATTAGCAAGGCTTTCAATCTTCTGATACATAGTAAACCCTCCATATAAAGAACCAAGTACAGTAGACAGTACAGCAAACGCCATACCTAATTGTGTAGGGGTTAGTTTATAACCAAGGATTTTAATATCAGCATTTGCTAACTTCTCCTTTAGTTTATCTACCTTACCCAAATCTTTGCCTAAATCTGCCATAATTAATTCTCAAATTGATTTTCTAGTTGAAGCCTTCTTAGAGCATTTAATTCTTGTTCTAACTTCATCACCTCTAGACGTTTCTTTGTAAGCTCTAGTTGGTATAGAGTATTACAGTTAATTCTCTCTTTCGGGGCATTTAGTGGTACAACAATACGTGCGTATAATCCTATATCTTTTGTTGTTGGGTTGTCTAGGTCTTCACTACTAAAAGGTGCTGTAGCATTATTGATAATACCTGTTATGCCAAACTCTAGGTTCATACTCCCACCTATAGCATTAGAGCAATCTAAGTTACCAGCTCTAAACTTGTCTGAAGCGTAACTATTGGTCATGCTTGGTATTTGCAAACTTAGAGCGTTATTTGCTGATGCATTTAAACTTAGTACCATTAGTATAAAGAAATATCTCATTTTATTTTAGAGCATATCCTAGAGGATATACCGCTGCCTTTAATGTCTTTCTTCAGTAATTTAGATTTAGAGCATATATACGTAGAGCGTGATAAATCGCCTTTCTTAATATAAATATCAAACTCTGCAGTATCAAGGTATTCCATTTTCATAACTTTGTACGAAGTAACAAAGGGTACTGGTTCCCAATCAGAATCAAATACACCAATCTCATAATAAGATACGTCACTGCGCCGATTGAACAGCCTCATTTTAGTCTTAAGAACCCCTGAGACAAACGATGCTTCGAACTTTGGGTAAGTAGGAGTCATTTCATGCGCTTTAGTATCTAATGCCAATATTAAACCAGCAAGTAAAAAGGCAGATAATATCAGCTTAGTAACATACGACACGCTTACTTAGCAATACATTCAGCAACTACGATAGCATTGTATACACCACCTGGGAATGCTTTATCATACCCGTTTGTTGCAGATAGAGTAGCAGAAAACCAAGTTGATCCAGCAACTGTTAAGTCGTACTCTGTTGTAGCATCATAAGTAACCTTTGCCGCTTCATACCCAGACATACCTGCATCAGATGTTTGTGATACTGTAGTTGAACCAGTCCAAGTAACTGTATCATTCAAAGCAGGTGAGGATGAGAAACTAGTAGGAGTTGTAATCTTTGCTTTATAATTATCTGCTAATGTTACGTCATACCTTACCACTGGTAATACGCCTCCGTCAGCGACTGCTGTGCTTAATTTCTGAGGGGTAGGGTTGCCATATACTCCTGGAATATCTGTTGTGATTAAACATCTCATTTGTACATTACCCTGTACCGGAACATCCGCCGCTATCGTGTTTAAACCCAATAGGGCTATTACTGCTAATATAATCTTCATATTACTCTCCTTCGAGGTACTGCATATTTACCATTTCGGTATGTAGTACCTGCTGGGCTAGGCCCATTCTCTTCCCACGATTATTGTCTGGTAGCTGTTTATCAACTAAACTCTGAGTCTCTTTGTAGACACCACCTTGAATTTTTTTATTGTAGTAACTATCTACATTCACGGATAAAGTCATTGCTCTCATTAATTGATTCTGTGCCAGTGCTGTTGCTGACATTACAGTTGTATCAATCTCTGATAGTAAGTTCTCTAAATCTATTTCTTCCTCTTCCTCAGATTTCTCTTCGGTATCCTCTTCCTTCAACTCTGTTTTATTATTTAGAGCATCTTGAACATTCTCATCTTCTAAAGCATCGTATACTACTGGAGTTGGAATACTATTTATTGCATTTAATAGTGCTTCGGCGTACCCAGGGCAAGAAGGATCTGCTAATGGGGTTACACAAGTATTGTCATATTTATAGCTGTATATTACTGAAGCATCCTCTACTGTACCGGTTCCTTCTATAGCAATAGAGCCATCCCCCCATAATTCTTGAGGTACATTTGGTACTCCAATTACTTTATTAATAGGGGTACCTCCGGGTCTACCACTCCAATCATCTGTTTCTCTAAAGATATAGCCTCCATTAATGGCATCTTCATTCTGCACGTGTACTTTCATATCATCTGCAGTATTCTTAATAGGAGTATACTGATAGAACACCCCATTAACCATTAAGTTATTAGCTTTAGGGAATAGGTCAGGCATGCCCCAACTTAGGCCTCCTTCAGCAGCATTACCGGTAGTACCGTAATTCCAGTTAGAGTAAGAACAAGAGGCCGAGAACAGTAGTGCCAATGCCAGTAAGTAATTTAAGTGGGTCAACTCCTTCCTCCTTTTCCTTCTTAGGTTTAGAATCCTTATCATTCTGCCAAGCAATTCTAGCGTCTGAACCAATAATGCCATTGTACGGACAAGGTGTACCTGCCATTAGCATCGCATCAAATACTCTTACATCTTGACACAATACAGATACTGCGGCAACTTTCATACCCATATCATATAGTGTCTTAGCGTTCTTTAGTCTTTCACAATTTAAGTCTCTAGTAGTTGTACCAGCACTAATACCAAGTATTTGTGTTTGTACTGCTCCCGCAACACCAACAGTACACGAATCTGAGTTACTACTGCCCGTAAATGTGGGTGTAATAGCGGAGGGAGGTGGGGAGACAACTGTAGTCTTCACATCACCTGTCGAATGTACTGTACTTCTCGTAGTTGAGTCTGTAACAATAGGATCTAGAGCATAAGCATCGTATGATATCAATAATGCTACTGCTATTACCCATCCCATCGCTACTTTCTCTGCTATATTCATTAGTCTACCTCAATTCCCATATTCTTATAATCTTCTTTTAACCACTCAAGCTCTAGCCGACGGTCTTCTGCATATAAATCTTCAATATCTACTTCATTTATAGCAGTATCTTTAGGAGCCTCTGGTATCTCCTCAGCTACCATTACGTCTCTGTGATCTGCTAAGGTACAATGATATACTTCATGGCCCATTATGGCCATCGCTTCTCTGTCGTCCCAAACATCGGCTAATATAATGTGAACCCAGCATATATCTTCATCGGGTCTAACATTAGTGAATCCTCGTACCCCCGCACCCTCAGGTAGTGGCTTACCAGTTGCTTTCTCAAAAGCCTGATTTAGTCGGTCTCTATTTGTATACGTTACAATCTTAAGTATAAATTCAGACCTCTGAAAGTCAACTTTTTCAGTTGGCCCATATTTAGCTAAGTCAAAGTCGTCTAGAGCGTAGGCATACTTACCTCCTAGTGCTAATGATACCCATAATAATAGTGTTAATGTTAATCCTTGTAGTATTGTCTTCATGAAAACGCCTTATCCATAAATAGTGCAAATGCTATGATTGTAAGTGGAGCTAATACCATCCAACTAACTACATATGCTAGACACTTACACTTTACCCAAGTCCACGATTGAAAACACTTCTTTTCGGCTATACACCTTGTTAATTTACTAAACATAAATAATTTAATATCCATCCTTATGAATAAGGTACTTGGCTTGTATGTACGCCTTTACTATTCCACTTCGAACAATGTCCTCAGTTTCAAAATGATTTACACTAAACCAGTTTGGCATAGATTCTAATACTTCCACAAACTTACAGATATCTCTGTCGGATCGTTTAGTAAAGTCTGTCTGCATAAAGTCTCCGCAGAACAGTGCTTTAGAATTTTGACCCAGTCTAGTTAATACTGAGTCAGCCTCATGTGATGTACAGTTTTGGAACTCATCCATAACTATAATACAGTTATCTAGTGTTAATCCTCTGACATAAGAGGTAATCATAAAACGGATTACTCCATGTTTTACTAGAATTTCGTATGCATCGTCTCTACCAAACAGTTCCGAACATATCTTTTTATATGGTAATTCATACACCTGGGATTTTTCTTCAAGGTTTCCAGGCAAGAAGCCAATATCCCTAGTAGGGACGGCGCTTCGTACTATCACTAATTGCTGCACTTCCATTTGCCCATATATAATGTCTTGAAAGGCTTTATATAGGCTAAGGAATGTTTTACCAGTACCTGGGAATCCCATTAATAGTTGAGAGTTCCCGGTATCATAATTGTCGAAGAAAGACTGTTGTGCATTAGTCAGTGCTTCAATAGGTTGTAAACTTAAATTTAACTTAGAAATGGCGCTAGACGCCGTCATTTTTTTCTTTTTTGACATTAATCCCTTTTTGTACTAATAGTGGCTACAGCTGCTGATACTAGAATGATAAATAGGAGGGCGTAAAACCCTCTAAAATCTTTTCCATATCGGGCACTTCCTCCACGCCAATATCCTCATATATAACTTTTTCTGTAGTAGTTACATCGTGGGTAGTAGTTTCATTACTAGTGCTTGAAAACGTAGTACACCCGGACAAAAATATAAAAATTAATAGTATCTTCATTTAGTCTCCAGTTGTACTATGTTAATTAAGATGCTTACTTTAGGTTTTCTATTATGGACTACAAGCATTGTTTAGTCCATAATAGAAAACCCTCTCCTTTCAGAAAGGGTAAAAATAATAGACTCCCCGAAAGCCTTATATTTGAGTATTTAAGATAACCCTCAATTGTTCCATATGCCGATTCAACGGCTAGTTTATTTTAGTATAGGTCGTCTCAAATTAGTGTAGGACTCGTGCACTAGAAACGCAATCGTTTTTAATATACGCGGGGTCCTCATAAATCTCATTGTACAGATAGACTACAACTTCACATAAGTTGCTTAGTCCTTCTTCCTCTGGACTCAATTCTTGTTTTGCTTCTTTTGCCTGTAGACCTTCCATTGCAGTTGCACAATTTTCGTAAATTGTAGTTACCCATTCATCGTCAAAGTCTACCATACATTTCTCCTCTTAAGCTTTTTTTATTCGTTATTCAATTCCCTAAAATGTGTAAACTGCTTAGCCTTAGTGTTAGCATTTTCTTCTTGTAAAGAGTGTAGCATTTCTTTCATATGTCTGCTCTCTGCCTTAATTTCAGCTAAACCTACCATTACTTCCTGGTGCATTGATGGCCAAGCGTCAATAAAAGCAGTATTTTTATCCGTCTGGATCTGCATTGACTCTTGTCTAGCACTAAGCTCGCTTGCCCACCATACTGTTGATACCGTTTGGGCAAATATAGATATAACTATTGCGCCCGCTGCATTCCTGACCCACTTTGGTAATTCAGGGTCTCTTGATTTTAAGAACTCTATGTCCTTATGTAATGCCGCCTGGCAACTACTCATATCTCTTTTAAGAATCTCCAGATCAGTTTCAATGGAGTTTACTCTGTTTTCCACGACTACTTCTTAGTAGGCTTCTCCACAGGTTTAGGAGCTGCAGGTGCTTTTTTCGCTACAGGTTTAGATACAGGCTTAGGTGCGGGAGCTCTTAATTTAGCTACGGCTTCTATAGTCATTCCTGACATATTAGCAATTTCACCATCACTATAGCCCTCTGCAATTTTACGTTTTACTTTTTCCAGTTTCATTTGTTTTTAATCCTTAATTTTGCGAGTTCTAAATCCATTGCTGCTACTTTGTCTGTCAAAGCCTCAATACACCTTAGTGTCCATGAATCAAAGTCCTCACCTTGTGGTGCATCCTTAGTCGTCAGCTTTTGTAAAACTGAATACGCTCTTTCTGCTTGGCTCATTTGCCTCTCCTTTGTTATTCTTTCTAAATCCATCAATCATTTCCTGATTAGCTTCTGGGTACATCTTTAAAATGTCCTCGTCTTCTAGATCAGGGTGCTTATTCATACGTTGCTCAATATAGTGCATTTTATCCTTCCTTTAATAGTTTTTTCATTAATTCCCCGTAGTTGCCTTCACCAAAGCTACTATTATCATTGATCTGAACATTAGTTTGATTCTTGATAGTAGATTGCTCTGCTTTAGCTGAGTCTGTCTGGGCTTTTATCTCGTCCATCCTTATTTTATGAGCCATCTGAAGTAAATCTGCGATATCCTTATTAGATGTCATATCTGCTTCGTCCAGTTCTTCCAGTTTGCGTTCAATGATATCATCTAAGGCTCCGGCTAACTTGAATCGGTTTCTATACCCGACATCAAGAAAAACAGTGTCCACATACTTCTTCACTTCACGCTGCCCCAAGTAACGAGATACTTGATCTTCAGGAAGTCCTAAAGCTAAGGCAGTTTCTGTAACTGAGGTTGTTTTTAGGTACGTGTTTGCTATTTCCAGGCCTTCCGGACTTATGTGCGCATCTTCCACTTTTGCTAAATTATTCATGTATACCTCCAAGTTTATATGCTATTATATCAAAATATGAGCAAAATGTCAACTACTATTTTTCTTATGTGCATAAAAAAGCCCCCGTAAGGAGGCTTAGTATCAGGCAGCAATTTAATTTACTTCATAAAGTCTGGGTATGCTGAAGACCCAGTCTCCCACATATCCGACCCTGCTAATTCTTCTTCTTCACCTACACGCAAACCAATCGTTAGTTTGAGTAGATACCATACTGCTAGCGAAGATACGAATACGAATCCTAAGATTGCACCTGTACCAATTAACTGCCCTTCGAAGGTGGCCCCAGTATTTAAAATAGGTACTAACATTAGACCTACAATACCAGCGATACCATGAACAGATATAGCCCCAACTGGATCATCTATACCCCACTTCTCTAATAGAGACATTGAGATAGGAACGATCAATCCACCAATAGCACCATATAATAATGCGATTTCTGGTGAGGGAGTTAAAGGATCTGCTGTAATAACAACTAATCCCGCTAACGCACCATTTAGAGTGACATTCAAAATGGTCTTCTTTAACCAAAGTTTGGAGTACACCATTGCACTTAATAAACCAGCCGCTGCAGCCGTATTAGTATTTACAAAGATTTGAGCTACTGCATTCGCATTATCCAACCCTAAAATACTTAACTGTGAACCACCGTTAAAACCAAACCAACCCATCCAAAGAATAAGTGTTCCAAGAGCAACCTGAGTTGAACTTGAACCGTGAATAGGTTGGGCAACGCCATCCACATACTTTCCTTTCCTTGGACCAATGAGTAGTACAGCTGCCAAAGCTGCGGCTGCTCCCGCCATATGCACGATTCCTGAACCTGCAAAGTCAAAGAATCCTACCTCTGAAAGCCATCCTCCTCCCCAAGACCAAGAACCTTGGATGGGGTAAATCACTGCAGTAAAGATTACTGCAAATGCTAAAAATGACCAGAGTTTTTTACGTTCTGCTACTGCTCCTGAGACTACTGACATTGCAGTAGCTACGAATACAACTTGGAAGAAGAAATCTGACATTAATGCGTGGTCTTCTGGAGCACTCCAGCCTCCGTACATTAATTCATATCCTACTAACAAGAACGTAAGTGACGCCACACTATAAAGTGCGACATTTTTAATAAGGATCTCTGTTACGTTCTTAGAACGAACGGACCCTGCTTCCAACATTGTAAAACCTGCTGCCATCCACATAACGAGGACTGCTGACACCAAGAAATACAATGTATTTAAGGCATAACCTATTTCCATTTTGATATTTCCTATATTGCTGGCTGCCTGATACCTAAAAACCCGCGGTTAAGCGGGTTCTTGTCAACTAGCTATAGTTTAAAATGCAACAGTTATCTTAGCACTAAATACGCCATCCGCATCTTCGGTTTTAGAGTATCCGTACTCCATAACACCACGCTCTAGTTCCGCAACATATGTATCTAAATCATTCTTGATAATATACTTACCAGTTACAGTACCTAAATCAGTTTCTATAGAAGCTACACCTGCTGTAACTGTAGAACCCGTAGCTGCGTCTGATATATCACCTAAGATACCGTCATCCTGTGTAACTCCGGCAGTATCCCCAACATCGATATAAACTCCTGTAACATTAACAAAAGTACCTTCTGCAATAGCAACATTAAGACCAGCACTTACGCCCGTATTACGACCAGTAGCAGTTTCTTGCGTTTCGATAGTAGTACCGAATCCGAAGAAGTTAGCAACTACAGTAATGAATCGGTCAGTAGCAGATACGTTTTGTACATTAACATCTAAACCAGCAACTTCGAAACCTGCGTCCATAGTAGCATTACCATCACCTGATACCTGCCCAGCAGATACACTAACACCAGCAATAGAAGTACCTACTTCAAATTGATTAGTTACAGCACTTTCCGCCTGTAGTAAACCAGAGCCGTTTTGTGATTTGTAGTTACCGGCTTTAAAATCTAAACCTTCTATACCTGCTTCTACAAATACTTGACTAGTAGTTACAGTTGAACCACCCGTTAAATCTTCCATCATTACAGTTACTTTGGCTCCACCAGCTGAACCAACTAAAGTTAGATCTAGGTCTTGAGCATATGTAGCTGCTCCGCCTTCTGTAAATGTACCTTCGTACGAGCCGTTAATTGAGATGTCTGCATTTGCAGCTCCAGCAGCAAACAAAGCCGCTAACATAATATTTTTATTCATAATGTATCCTTTTAAAATTGTTGCAGAATTGCAACACATGTAGTATTATTTCTAAATACTGAAACATATTATACCATAAATTACAAATTTGTCAACCATCATTTTTCTTACGTAATAAAAAACCCACGGTTAAGCGGGTTCTTACTATTTTAACTCATCAAGAGTTCTCTAGCTTTAGCACTAAGACTTCCTAGATTAATTGTTCTAGGTTTGTCTACTTCTGGGATCTCGTTTTCTAATCCAATCATTAGTAACCCATCTACAATGTCTGCTCCGACTACTTTAATAGTTTCTGAAAGCGTAAAGTTGTGACTAAAGTTTCTGGCTGAGATACCTTTGTGGATATACTCATCATTCTTATTATTGTCATACTCTTTACGTTCTCCTGAAACCGTCAATATACCTTTCTGTAAAGTCATATCAATCTCTTTTGATTTAAATCCAGCTACTGCAATTTCAATCAAATAGTGGTTGTCATCTTTCTTAATCACGTTATATGGTGGGTAAGATTGTTGTTGTTGTGGGTTGTTGATTGCGTCAAAAAACGAATCAAAGCCAAAGAATAATTCTCTGTGCGTCATATTTTTTCTCCTGTGTAAGCCGCAGAATTGCGCGCTTTCTTTTGTAAGACCCGAAGCATCCTACACCAGAAAACCCGCGGTTAAGCGGGCTAATCTACAACTAAGTATTACAGTTCCCAAAACTCTCCTTGGTGCACGTCACACTTATGCATGCGTATCGCTTTTTGCATAAGTTCTTCGTCTCCTTCGTCAGGAATTCTCTCCGTCTCTACTAAGAAACAGACCCATTCTACATACTCTGCTTGTACATTTGTATGTAAGCTATCCCAATGTTCCATCATACCGTAAATGACTCCCCGCAGCCGCACTTTGCCTTAGATAAAGGGTTATAAAATTCAAACCCTTCATTAAGACCCTCTTTGACATAATCTAACTCAGTACCGTCTATTAGTGCATGAGACTTTTTATCCACCACTAATTTAACACCATTTGAGAAAAACTCTAAGTCATCTTCCTCTACT